GTTAGCGGCTTTATCGAAAAGCTGAGGGAATACGACCATCTGAACCAGCCACAGGCACTCGCAGACAAAGCAGTGGCCGACCTTGCCGCGGGCAAGCTTTCCGATTCCATTACGGTGAGCGCCACGGACTTACACTACGCAGACGCGACCATCCAGCAGATTGATTACTTGCAGCGCGTTCAGGTCACCAGCGAGGCGCATGGCATCGACCGTATGATGCTCTGTGTTGGTCGAACGATTAATCTCGTGGACCCAAAGGCCACGCGATACAGCTTCGGCGCAATCGAAGGCACGTTGACCAAGAGTGGTACAACGTCCCAGGAACGTACGCAGGAAGCCACTGAGAAGCGTCTGACCGCTCTCGCGTCGACCACGCGCAAGACGGTAGAAGACACCCACAAGACGACCGTAGCGGTCGCGGCCGTTGAGGAGAAAGCGGCAGCGGTTGAGAAGAAGGCTGACGCAGCCACAGAGAAAATCGCTGACGTAGCAACCACAGCAACAGCAGCGGCAGAGAAAGTCGAGACCGTTGCGGCTAAAGCTGAGAAGGCAGCGGAGGAAGTGAGTCATGTAGCCACAGACGCAGCAAACGCCAATAACACAGCAAAGGAGGCAAAGACTATGGCAACAGAAGCAAACAACAAGGCGGCAGAGGTGAAGGCAGCGGTTGATGATATGGCAAACGCTTTTTCTCATGATGAGGACGGTGCGCATGTTGGCGACAAGAACGCCGCTCACGTTACTGTGAATAATCAAGGTATGAGCATTTACAACGATGCAGGTGCGCAAATTGCTAATTTTGATAGCAACACAATTAACTTGAATAATGGCGTACTTAATATTGCTGCTAATTATCAAGATAATTTAGGCTATAAGGCTACGGCTTTAATGACTAACAATATTCTCTTAAAGCCAGCTGAAAACTTTGCAGTTGGCGCTAAAGTAATCACTATGAAGGCTTCAAGAGGTGACGGTAAGCACTCAACGTCACTAAAATTAACTGATTCCAATTTAGACATTAACATTAACAGCCAGAAAAGCGTAAACATAGAGAACACAAACCTTCTAAAACTCCTGAAGTTCACGCCCTGGACCACTCTACAAGATGACGGCGTGTGTCGTGTCCGCTATTGCGTTCGCGGCGGCGTAATGTATCTCGATTGTTACCTTGCAGCTGGTTATTCAGCACGCACGACCACGGCGGAAATGCCAGACGATCTTTTGCCAGCCATTGAGGGTTACTACCCAATGGGTACAGAGACTGGTGACCACACCGCAAAGATTTGGATTGGCGCAGCTGGTGGTGGTAATAAGCGTATTTACCTCTACAACAATAGCACCGGTTATGCCACGGGAATTATTCCAATTCTTCCTAAGAGTATGGAATAGAGGTGAGGTTATGAATCCACTAACCTTCGAGCAGATTATTGCGACCGTCTCATTCTTGGGCATGATGGTATCTCTCATCAACGGAGCGCGTGCGATGACGCGTGCAAGCAATGAAGACGCTATGCGACTGGTACGCATTGAAGAAGGTGTGAAGCAACTCAAAGGAGACGCTGAAGACAGCCAGAAAGCGTTTGCGGCATATATGGCACGCACGGATGAGGTTATTTCAACGCTTAAAGAGAACATCGCCCATCACGATACCCGTCTGGCAGTGGTCGAGGATGTGACCCGTACACAGGCGGGACGGCTGGAACGCCTCGAGCAGGCAAATACGCACTAATTCTGATTTAAGGAGCAGAAATGATTAACTGGAAAGTACGTCTTCATAATCCCGCATGGTGGCTGGGTATGGCTGGTATCGTTATGAGTCCTATCCTGGCATACCTTGGACTGGCTTACTCCGATTTGACCACTTGGGGCAGCTTGGCTGATGTGTTCGTGAAATTCATCAGCAACCCTTATCTCATTGGCACTGTGGTTGTTGCCGTCTTAGGTGCAATCGGCGTAACTGTAGACCCAACGACTAAGGGACTAAGCGATTCTGCACGTGCAATGACGTATGACAAACCAAGCGTAAGCCCTTTAGACGAGGGAGAGCACTAATGGCTGACTTTTCCGGACAGATTACCGCCGACGCTTATATTCCAACGTCAGCGTATTCAGCTGGGCGAGACGGTCATTCTGTGCAGTATATTGTGGTTCACCACGAAGCTGCTACAGGCTTAGACGGTGCAGCCATCACAGCAATGTGGGATAGAATGCAGGCACAGTCTGCGCACTATTCTGTGGATGGCGCAGGCACTATCACCCAGCACGTACTGGAGAGCAACACCGCATGGGCGTGTGGTCGTTGGGTTGCTAACTGTGAAAGTATCAGCATTGAGCACGCAAACGACCATGCGAACCCCTGGACGGTTTCAGAAGCTACCTTGGAGAGCGGTGCACATCTTGTTGCTGCGTTGCTTATCAAGTACGGCTTGGGATATCCACGCTGGGGTGGTAACGTCCGACCACACAAACAGATTGTGGCAACCGCTTGCCCCGGTGAGCTTGCAGGCTCTCAGAATACTCACTATATGGAGCGTGTGTGCTACTGGTATGAGGTCATGACCGGCACACGCACAACTTCTGAAGTTGGCTGGCATACCGATGGTAAGGGCAGCTGGTGGTATCAGACTGGTGAGAGTGCGAGCGAGTACGCCATCGGCTGGTATAAGGTCGGCGATAAGTGGTATTACTTTAACGAGAAAGGATGGATGCTCACCGGCTGGGTTCACGCTTCTTGGGAAGGCTCTGAGAAGTATTGGTGGCACTTCGGCGAGACTGGCGCACTTGAATCGGGTGATTGGCTTGAGTACAACGGAAGCTGGTACTTGCTAGGATCTGACGGTCGCATGGCTACTGGTTGGCAGGAACGCGACGGTAAGCGTTATTACCTCGACGAGACTGGTCGCATGATTACTGGCTGGCTCAAGCTCGACGATGACTGGTTCTACCTACGCTCCGACGGTTCACGAGTTGAAGGTTGCCTTTTCGAGGTTGGAGCAGACAATATCTGCGCCTTCGATAAGGACGGCAAACTTCTCACAGGCGACATCACAGTCACCACGAATGACGATGGATACATCGCTGGAATTAAGTAATATTTACCCCTCCTGGCTAAGTGCTGGGAGGGGTATTTTTATGTCCCAAGCGCGTCCCAAATGGCATTTTTACGCGTATCTTCTGAACCTTATCGCCAACAAAACTGCACTTAATACGCATATAAACAATGTAGATATTTAACTGCTACAATGAAAGAGATAAACATTCGCGGGTGCCCAAGGCGCCCCTGGCTGGCTCTGCCGCCACAGAAAAGAGGACATGATGCCCGGCATCGAGAAAAGCACTCGTTGGAGTGTTCTTACACAAGACGTATATCTAGAGTCGTTATTTGAAAAAGAATTGCATGTCACTTCACTTGTTGCTCGTGTACTAGTAGCACGTGGATTTACCGATGCAGCTGCAGCTCAAGAGTTCCTCTCGCCATCTTTGCAAAGAGATTGGCTGGATCCACAGTGTATTCCGGGAATGGCTGAGGTTGCTGCCCGCGTTCATAAGGCAATTGTTGAGCATCAAAAGATTGCCGTATTTGGCGATTTTGACGTAGATGGCATGAGCTCAACGTGTCTGCTTACGCTGGCTTTACGTCGCTTGGGGGCAGATGTTTTGCCGTATATTCCGCATCGTTTTGGTGAGGGATACGGACTTTCTAAAGAGGCTCTTGCAAGAGTTTTACAAGATAGAAAGCCAGATTTAATTATTACAGTAGATAATGGCATTGCTGCTGCTCAAGAAGTCGCATGGCTTTTGCAGCAGGGGATTGATGTTGTTGTTACCGATCACCATGAGCCGGCAGATTTGGTGCCCCAGGGTGTACCAGTCACTGATCCAAAGCTTGTTGAGGATTGTCCTTCCAGAGAACTCGCTGGTGCGGGCGTTGCTCTTAAGCTGGTTCAGGTTTTAGGACAGCTCCTTGGTCAACCTCAACTGTGGCTTGATTACATTGATGTTGCTATGTTGGGCACGCTGTCTGACATGATGATGCTCAACAAAGAGAATCGTGCGTTGGTTTCTGAAGGCGTTAAGCGTTTGCAGAAAGGTCTTCGTCCAGGTCTTGTAGCTCTTGCAGCTGTCGCTGGTCAAGATATTGCTCAGATTTCTGCAGATAATCTGCCCTTCTCTATTATCCCTCGTCTTAATGCAGCGGGACGCATGGGCACTACTGATATTGCCCTTGATCTTCTCCTTACAGAAGACGCGGAAGAGGCAACCATTCTTGCTGGCAAACTAGAAGAGATTAATGCTGAGCGTCGCGCTATTGAGGCAAAACTCACAGATGAGGCCCTTGAGCAGGCAAAAGAAATCTATGACGGCGGTCACGCTATTGTGCTTGCCAAAGAGGGTTGGCATGAGGGTGTTAAGGGCATTGTTGCCTCAAGAATTGTTAATCGCTATCACGTGCCTTGCATTCTGTTTACCATCCAAGACGGTGTAGCCCGCGGTTCTGGCCGCTCTGTTGGTTCTGTTGACTTGTTCCATGCGGTTGAGCAGTGCGCAGATCTTACGGTCCGTTTTGGTGGCCACCAAGGAGCTGTTGGCGTAACGGTAGAAACATCAAAGATTGACGCATTTAGAAAGCGTTTATCAAAGGTTATGGCAGAGCTTCCAGAAGAAGAGTTTGAGGCTTCAGGAGAAGTTACAGCACTAGTAAACCTTGATGAAATTACCATCAACTCCATTGACGCCCTTGAAGCACTGCAACCTTTTGGTCAGGGTAATAAAAAGCCGCTCTTTGGCGTCAAGGGTGTAGTGATGAAGAATCGCTCGCGTGTTGGCGCAGGCGGAGCTCATCTTTGCTTTATGGCTTCAAATGGTATTTCTTCAATTTCATCCATCATGTTCAGAACGCCTCATGTTGAGGCGGCAGCTGAGTATGATGGTGCTGTTGATTTGATTTTCGAGGCTGTTAACGAGACCTGGCAGGGCAGAACCAAGCCAAAACTCATGGTCAGAGATATTCTCTACAGAGACTTTACCGATGAAGACGACGGCCCCATTGAAGCAGATCTTCTTGGCAGCGCTGCTGACTTGCCCCTTGTGGTTACCAAGGAGACTACAGAGGCTGGTGAGGCCTCCCAAGAACAGGCGCAGCAAAAGCGCCGTGAGCTGGAGAGTCTTTCTTCTGAGGAGCTTACCCAGACCTTGGTCACGTCCATGATTGGTTCAAGAGAGCTCTTGCCTCTGCAAAAGAAAACGCTAGAGGTTCTCTCTCAAGGAACGTCTTGTCTCTCTGTTATGGCAACAGGTAGAGGTAAATCGCTTATCTTCCAGGTTCATGCTGCTCGTGTTGCGCTGCTGCAACATAAAATGAGCGTGTTTGTCTATCCACTACGCGCCCTCATCAACGACCAGGTTCAAAGCATAAAAAACACCTTTGAGCCTTTGGGAATCTCTGTTGTGGTGCTCAACGGAGAAACAGACCTTTCCAGCCGAGAAGACCTGTTTGCTCGCATGACAAACAATGAGCTTGATATTGTGCTGACTACTCCAGAGTTCTTCTCGCTCCACGCTGATCAATTTGCCAAGGCGCAAAAAATCTCATTTGTAGTGTTTGACGAGGCACATCACGTGGGCATGAATGCTTCTGAGGGCAGACTTGCCTACGCTCAAATGCCACAGGTACTAAAGATGCTTGGGAGCCCGCAGGTACTTGCCACAACAGCTACGGCTACCACGCAGGCAGCTCAGAACATCTGTGAGCTTCTCTCCATTGAAGCAGAGCGTGTATACAAAGACAAAACAGCTCGTACTAACCTTGAACTCAAGGACCTTCGCGGTGCTAAGGATAGGGAATGTGCGCTGCTTTCTCTTGTGTCAGATGGCACAAAAACGGTTGTCTACGTCAATTCAAGGGAGCAAGCGCAGGCACTGACACGCATGTTGCGCCATCGTATTCCAGAACTTGGTCATAAGATTGCGTTCTATCATGCGGGTCTAACACCTCAGATACGCAAGAACGTTGAGCGCGCTTTTAGGCGTGGGGACGTTTGCTGCATCATTGCTACCAGCGCATTTGGCGAGGGTGTCAACATCTCCGATATTCGCCAGGTTATCCTGTATCACCTGCCGTTTGGTCGCGTTGCCTTCAATCAGATGAGCGGACGCGCAGGTAGAGATGGTAAGCCTTCTGTAATTCAGATGCTCTTTGATGCGCATGATATGCGCGTTAACGAGCGCATCCTTTCTTCTCATGCACCACAGCGAGAAGCCCTGGTAGCTGTTTACCGCGCGCTTACGGCACTGCAGCCAAAGCTTGGTGCTCAGACAGCCGATTCAGCACTCACTGATGAAGATATTGCGCAGATGGCGCTAGAAATTGACCCGCGATCTAAGGCTGACGAGCAAACCGTTCGTGTTGCACTTGACGTTTTTGCTGAGCTAGGGTTTATTAGCATTGAAGGATTTGATCAAACGCGAACAATCTCCGTCAATAGTCAAGCTTCGCACATGGACTTGCTGGAGTCTGCACGCTACGCTGAGGGGCTTAAAGCGCACGCTGAGTTTGAATCATTTGCTCAGTGGGTACTTTCTGCTTCACCAGATGAGCTGGCAGATGCTATAACAAAACCCATCGTTCCAGAAATTGGTTCAACGTTTGATGGGGGAAGGGAGTCCTCTGATGAGTGACGAGAGGACCACAAAAGAGGCCAAGGCGCCAGGCGCGGATAATTACCGTCTGCTTGAGGGAGCCGTGCGCACATATTTACCTGAGGAAGCTCAGGCAAAGATTGCTGCTGCATATGCCTTTGCTGCTAACTATCACAAAGACCAGCGTCGTCGTTCCGGCGAGCCTTATATCAACCACCCAGTTGAGGTAGCCCTTATTCTTGCGCACGATCTTCACATGGATGAAGACACCATCTGCGCTGCTCTTATGCACGATACCGTAGAAGATACGTCTGCCTCGCTCGACGAAATCTCTTCTCGCTTTGGTGAGTCAGTTGCAGAGCTTGTTGATGGCGTCACAAAACTTACGTCTATTGAGGTCAGCTCAATGGACGAGAAACAGGCACTTAACCTGCGCAAAATGTTCCTTGCTATGTCAAAAGACATTCGCGTTGTTATCATCAAGCTGGCTGACCGCCTCCATAACATGCGTACGTTGGCAGCACTTCCACCAGATCGTCGCTTGTTCAAGGCGCGAGAAACCATGGATGTGTATGCACCACTTGCTGACCGCTTAGGTATCTCTTCGGTTAAGTGGGAGCTTGAAGACTTGTCTTTCTTCTGGCTAGAGCCAGAGGAGTACCAGCGTGTTGCTCGCATGGTTTCTGATTCTCGTGCACAAAGAGAGAATGACCTTAACAACGCTAAGAAAACTCTGACTGATGAGCTCAACGCCGCAGGCCTTACTGACTTCCAGATTACAGGCCGTCCTAAGCACCTGTGGTCCATCTATCAAAAGATGGTCCGCAAGGGCAGAGAGTTCTCCAACATCTACGATCTTATCGCTCTGCGTGTTATTACTAAAAACGTAGGCGATTGCTACTCGGCACTTGGCGCTATTCACGCACTGTGGCATCCAATGCCTGGTCGTTTTAAGGACTACATTGCAACTCCAAAGGCAAATCTCTATCAGTCTTTGCACACAACAGTTATTGGCCCTGATGGTCGCCCTATTGAGATTCAGATTAGAACCGCCGAGATGCACGAGGCATCTGAGTACGGTATTGCTGCTCACTGGCTGTATAAGGAGCAGGGCAATTCAAAGGGCAAGATGTCCTCTGAAGACAAGCTTATTGACTCAACTATCAACTGGATTCGCCGCAGCCTTGACTGGGCCGTTGAAGACGATATTGACGACCCTCACGAGTTCTTGGATAACCTGCGCGTAGACCTCTTTGAGCATGAGATTTTTGTTTTCACGCCAAAAGGCGAGGTCATGAGCTTGCGCGTCAATTCAACACCTCTGGACTTTGCCTACGCTGTCCATACTGAGGTGGGCAATCACTGTGTTGGTGCGCGCGTTAATGGCTCCCCAGTTCCACCGACGCATACGCCTCAGATTG